CAAGTAATAAAACAACAGCAAATATTCCGATAAGTATTTTTTTGTTCATTTTATTGCCTTCCGAATGCTGTTACATGATTTATGGACAAATCAACACGAGAAGCGCTTTCCCAACTATTCACGTCAATATTTCCGACTTGCTGGTCGGACACCCATCTTGCGAAATTAGATACGGTAGTAACAATATTAGTAGTATATGAAACTGCATAATTTGTGTCTGCAAAATCCCTATCCCAATAAACTCTAAATTGACCTGGTGCTACCCTATCAACACATTCAACATTAAAGGAGCTTCTAATTGGGCATGATGCAACCGTGCAACTTCCACTTGAACCAGAACAAGAGACTGCAGTTCCATCCCAATTTACCCACGCTTTCGGAAGTGATTCAGCATAAGTTGTGTTTGCTTCAGGCGTTCCTGATGCTGTTCCTGTAAGAGTAATATTTGAAGCAGTAACTTTCCCGCTAAACAAAGCATTTCCTATTACATGAAGCATTTCTGAAGGAGAAGTCGTCCCGATGCCGACGTTGCCCCCTGCATAGTTAATCCCTCCTGTGACGTCGTCCCATTGTCCCCCTGCATTGTCATCAACATATTTTTTATTTGCAATATCAGAATCAGAAGAAGGAGGACTTACAGTTCCTTTATTCAGTTTTGCATTTCCTTTAACTTCGATGTCATTATCAAAAATATCATTCAAGCCATCAGCTCTGCCGGACATGTTTAAGAGAAAAAAGACAAGTTAATAAATTTTACTCAAGGACTTGAAGCAAGACAACCTGATTAGGCTCGTGCAATTCTGTAACTCCATATTCGCATGCGGTTATAGTATCTCCTTTGAAAGACTTGCTCACTACGTCAGTCTGCAAAGGCATTACTGATTTCCATGTGGCAAAGGTTTTCGGAACTACAAAAAGAGCGAAGCTTGCATCCACAACATCAGAAGTAATTATATTCACTCCTGCAGGGTTTCCAATTTGTCCGTTAAATGCTGCCTGTCCTGATGTAGTTGCCTGAGCTCCTTTTTCATATATGTAGTGAAGAATGTAAGGCTCAGTGTTAGGGTGAACTACACACACAAAGTTAGAGGCATTATCGTAGAAAGTCTTAACCTGCGCTTTCATAAAGGCAAGGTCTTTAATTATTGCTGCGCTTGTCTCATCCCAGTATCCACCCCTTAAAGTTCCTGTTTGAATGCCGCTATCACTTGAAACTACAGAGTAAATTTCACTATCAATAGCCTTAGCAACTCCCTCAGCTATTCTTAAGATAGTTCTGTTCCTTGCATCGATGTTGTTCATGATTAAATCTTCATGGTCAATCTCAGCAGAAAGTCCGTATTTCTCTATTCTCGAGGTTACCTGTTCCCATGTTATGACTGCGTTAGGAAAGTCTGCTCCTCTTGGAATCCCTTTTATTGCGTTTCCAGTATGTCCTGTAGGAATATTTGTTTGCTCTCTGAAGAAATAATTTTTATACGAGGATGAAGATGTCACTGAAACCAGCTGTTTCATCTTGTAAGCATATTTTACTAACTGCTTAATAGCTGTGTCATAGGCTGTTGCTCTTACTAATTCCTCTCCCGGACCTTCAAATGTCATTATTCAGATACCTCTTCTTCTTCATTTACTTCTTCCTGAACATCTTCGTTTTTAACTTCTTCTACCATTATGCTAAAACCTCTACATTTATTGTTTCGCCGTCAGATGCAGTTTCTCTCGCAATTCCGACAACTATCGCTAATGAAGATGTTCCGTCTTCCTCTGTTACCTGCATGACATAGTTTCCCGGTGCAGCAGTTTTAACATATTTATTAACTGTGATTGCTCCGCTTGCAACTAATTCATACATTCCGCCTTTATCAGCAGTTACAGAAGTCTCAGTATTAAAAGCCGTGTCTGTGGATTTATTAACATCAGCGTGAGCGAAACCTACAAATTCGTCGCCAGTTCCGGTAGAAGCAGAAGCAGTGGAAGGGTCATCATTTTTAAGAAAAGTTCCTTTTGCGATTCCTGTGCCTGTTGCACAAGTATATCTTCGACTTACTAAAGGTTTAGTATCTCTTAGAACAGCCTCTCTTGACATAAATATATAGTTACTAACTTTGTTTAAATATCTTTCCCTCTTTCCATAGTTGGAAGACCTTGAGGGCAAAACCCCCAAAGCCTTCAAGAATAAGAATAAATAATAAAATCTCTGTTAAAGTCATATCCCCTCCTGATAGAAATCCTTAAACTCCCACTCTTTGTCTTCTTTAATTCCTATCGGATGTATCCCTATGCCCGGGATTATGCAGTTAGATGCTCCTCTTTCAAATTCTTCTGTAGTGAAGCTGTTGGGTATTTCTTTAGCTTTTTCTAAAACATCCTTTGGGATTTTCTTAGCTCCAAATATCTTCCTTAAAGCAAAATGTCTCGTGGACAATCCTATCTTTCCAAATCCATAACTCTCGTTAGATGTAATTCCAAAAAAAGAGCACACTTCCGCGAGTGCTTCTTTAGGGAAGACATACTCATAAGCCCCTAACACTGAGGGTCTTAATGACCCCTGAACTAAGACAATCTTTTCCTCTCCCGTGTCTTTATATTTTCTTCTTAACTTCCAGTAGGCAGTCTGAGCGTGACATTTCCATAATTCAATCTGCTCGAACTTTCCTCTGATATATAAATACAAGTGCATTATTTCTTTTTAATGGCTTTCATTATTTTTTTAAAAAACCTTTTATTGAAAGATTTTTTGTATGCTTCGTTAAGAGTTTCCCAATCGACTTTTGACCTTAGCCGTGTTTTTGTTTTGTATCCGTCGAGGAAGCCTGCCTGATACATTTCCACGAGAGCTTCTCTTTCCTGAACAGCAGAATCTTTTTCTGTCATCCTATCTAAAAGAGGAGACAATCTCGTCTGACATCGCTTTGACTTTATCGTTGTTAAGGTCTTCAGGAGTTTTCTCTGGCTGTCCTGCAAGGCTTCCGCCTCCGAGTATTCTCTCACTTCTTAACCTCTCGCCTCTCATTTTTTCTTCTTCATAAGCGTCATTCTCAGATTTCAGATTTTCTCTTGCGGTTCTGACCTTTTCTGCTTCCGTTTCCACTGGGGGCTTACTCCCTCCATCGCTATTTTTAACTGCTGTTTCTTCCTTACTTCCTTCATCTGTTTGTCGTTCATCCATTTTTTTTACCTCCTTTCAACTGATTAAAAATTAAAATGTCTTCGTTAGGTTCTCTTATCTGTTTTATTGCTCCTTCCGCTGACCTCGTTCTTGAACTTGCAATACTTCCATATATTCCGTCGACAATTTCAAAAATGCCCACTATTTTATCAGGATTATTTCTTAAATTAGAGCTCTGAGTGATTGTAAATTTAAGCCTGCTTTCAAGCTCCACAACTTTATTAGCTCTTCTTCTGTTGTTTTCCAAAGTTACCCAAGGGTCAAGATTTCCTTGCTCAGCTCTTCTTGCCTCTCTATCTATGTTTGACTGGATTTCATTTAAAGTCTTTACAATCTCGTCAGCCTGTTCCTCAGGTGTTGTAATTCCCGGAATATATTTTCCTAATTGGTTAAGAAGAGGGTTACCTTCTATCATCACACCTAATCTTGATACGTCCGCCTGACCTGTTTTTATGGTTTCTAAGTCAATCTCAGTTCTGACGATATTTAAAATAAATTCCTGCTCTTCTGCATTAAGACCGCCAGCTTTATCAATGCCAACTTCACCAATATTTTCTCTGAACTCTTCCAATCCCATATCTTTAATCAAAGATTTATCAATATTTAGTAGAGCCCTGAATGCCATTTGAGATTGTAAAGACTGACCTATTTCAGGGACAACGTTAGAAACTCCTGAAACATCCAATCTTGACTGGTCTTCCGGTGTTAAGTTCTGAGGAAATTGTCTCTCTTCAAAAGCTCCAAGTTCTCCAAGTCGCGCTCCTGTAGCTTCGAGTTGTCTTATCTGTTCTGCTCTTTGTCCGACATCAATAACCGGAACTCCCCCTATTTGAGCACTTAGTTTTTCATTTAAAGAACTCACGGCTTTATCTCCGCCGCCAAAAAATGTCTTCCCCGTTCTTGGGTCTGTAAAGCCTGATATTCTCCCCGTCTTATCTCTAAAAATCACAATACCTGTGTCTGTTATTTCCTGTTCCTGTTGAGGTTGTGGGGTTCCGCCTCCTCCTGATGACGCAGTTTTATTTTTATCTAAAAAATCCTGAACATTTCCTTTTGGCGGTAGAGCTTCCTGAATTGTTTTAGCCTGCTGTTCTTTCTTCTTCTTTTCTTCTTTCAACATATCTCTTGGACTATTAAAAACCATTATGCAACTCCTAACCAAACTAAAAATTTAAATCCTGTGAGACCGCTTAGAATTGTGGTGTTAAACCAAGTGAGCAGTTCAAGTCTTATAATTCTTTTTTCGTGTGTGTGATTCATTGCTGTTCTCCTGATGGGTTTATCTGTGAAGGCTGAGATGCTGCTGAAACCATGCCTGCTCCTGTCTTGTTTTCATTGTTTCCAATTAAGTCCATCATAGTTGTTGGAGGAGTGAATTTAATCTTAATTGCTAACTGATTCCAAATCTGCAATTCTAAATATCTTTGCCTGTGTGCGACTAACTGCTCGAAAGCAAGATAAACCGTTCTGCTGTCGCTGTCCGCAGCTCCGACAGCTCCCCCGGGGACAATCTGCGGAAGTCCGAAAGCTCTGTAAAACTTATTTCTCCTGTCTGCTTTGTATTCCATGATAAGCTGTGCAGGAGAGATGTTAACAACTTCCCAGCTTAACAAATTCTCGTCGTCAGGGATGTGCAAGTCATCATATTTCTCCCTTATCTTCCTTATCTTCTCGACTATCGCAGAAATTTTAGTCTCGTCATCAGTCTTATATTTGAAAATAATAAATGGAATTGCCTGTCTTGTGACTACTTTATCAACAACTTCCTCCATCTTTTCATCACTTTTTATTACAGATTTTAAAGCCTGATATTTTGAAATTCCGTGAACCTGGTCAGCCACGCGGTTATATGGTAAGTGAAAGATTTCATGAGGCTCGAATGTCTTGAATGTTTTTTTGTTTGCGATGTCCATCTGCTCGTATCTTATTATTCTTCCATCCTTTCCAACGAACCACGCTATAGAGCCGGGATTAAGAGGTTTGAGATTTACCAAAGTTCCCTTTTCATTCTTGATTATTTGTGCAAAAGAATCTCCTGCAGCCATGCTCATAACATTCGCATTATAGATTATGTCATCAAAAGTGTCTTTGCCCCAACCTGAAATATTATCTAAAATAAATTTATCCTTGCTTGATGCAGTCCAGCCTTTCCCCGTATCCCATATAGCCCTCATTAAAAGAGCGTTTTGATATTCGGGAGCAGTAAGGAAAGCTCCGTATTCTTCCTGCCAGTTTGAGTTCTGCCATCTTGTTTCTCCTGTTGCCTGTGAGACTCCATCTACATTTTTTTTAGGAATCTCAAAATCTGCAATTTGGTCGTAGTCGCTTACCTGTGCCTGTGTTATGTCTAAGTTTGTCATTTCATAATTCTATTTTGAAAGGGATATAAAACTTAAGAGCATTTCCCCCATTATAATTTAATTGTTGAGCGTCAGAGCTTCCAACACTCGCAATATCTCTCGCGAGCGGGTCATGTGGGATAATGATAGAAACATTTTTTACGGTTCCTGCAGCTCTCTTAATCCATGCTTCCAGAGTTATCTGAATTACATCGTCATTTGAAAAAGTCGTATTTGGGATATCTACCTCAAAAGTAAACAT